TTCCACATTGTATGGAAGAGGCCCAGTTTTTACTCGCTTAAAGCATACATCCCAGCCAGTTTCAGAGTCTGTAGGATCACCAAGATCTTCTGCAGCAGTAATGATTTGCTCCCACAGCTTCTTCTTGAGGTTTACTACTTTAACTTCACCGTTGTCGATGCACTGAGTAGCGTAGCTCCAGCCACACTTTAGGTCGGGATAGTACTCACGAACCCAGTCTTTTTCGACATTGTTGAATCGCTCAGAGTTTCTATCGAAAGATAGGCACTCCATTGGAATGTTTTTACCGTTCTCGCCATTAATCCAGTAAACATAGCGTGCAAGAATGTCGCCAACTACGCGCATCTTGTTGTCACCATCTTTATACTGAAAAGTTGAGATTGAGGATTTTTGGGCTCCGCCCGTTTGCTTATTGAATGATAATGCCATTAGTGTATAGTCTCCAGTTGGACTTCTTCATAGATGAACGTTATTTCGTCCGGTAATACTATGAGTAGCCTGTTGTCGTTAATTTGTTCTAGAGGCACTGGACAATGCAGTGGATCTAGTGTGGTTTTGTGCGTTGCAAAATACTCCGCTGTACTTCTAAGAGAAGCCAGTGCGTAGTATATGCAAAGTTCTTTTTGTGTGTACTTATAAGAATTGTAAAGAAGCATTTCTCCATGAAGAAGAAAGCAGTCGCCTGTAAAGTCTTTATGAGAATATTTATAGATAGGGTCATACTTGTTACGAGGGATTTGACTCTTTACGAGCATTTCCATTATCGTGTTACAAGTAGCAATATTTCCTTGCGCCGTATCAAAAACCTTCTTCCAATCAAATAAGAGCACTATTATACTTCCTTTTTACCATTTTGTCAAGAATTATTTTTTTAAAGGTACTTCATATTCCAACCCTGCTTCATATAGAACCCGACACGATTGGAGGCTTGTTTTCGAGCCGTATTTCCTTTCAGGTGTATATCTATAATAACAGGGTCGATTTTACCTTCCTTTTTCCGAATCACTCGTCCACAAAGCTGTGTCAGTAGTGGTTCATTATTTACGGGCGTTGCCAGTATAAGACAGCTAAGTGTGTCTACTGATATGCCCTCTGAGAAGATAGCCTGTGTCCCGTACAGAACATTAGCATCCCCGTAGAGTATTTCTTCTACGAGTGTTTCTCTATCTTCATGCGATACTTCGCCAGTAACGCATATTGATTTGTCTCCTGTAAGCTCGGAACAAGCCTTCAGAAAGCTCACTCTATCACTTACTACTAAGACTTTATGCCCCTTTGCAGCGTAGGCTGCCGCAAGCATTGCTATTGTATGTCTATACTCTTCATCATTTGCTAGCTTTGTGACTCTGTTAGCCCAGGGGATTCTAGCTCCATCCATGAATCGTATCTCTGACGGTACAATATGTACTGTAGGGGTCATATAGTTTTCTTTGGGTGGCTTGAAAAGAGTACTACCAAAGTAATCTCTGAATACAACGTGTTTTCCATCCTTTCTTTCTATAGTACCCGATAGACCTATCTTATATCTACAGTAATTTGTATCTAAAATTTTACTAAAGGTCGGACTACTAACATGATGCATCTCATCTAGTATAACAGTCCCAAACTCTTTGCGAATCTTGTCTACATTTCGGTATAAAGTCTGAGTATTCCCAATCACGATAGGAGCATCAAGATCAAATTGACCACTGCCTATGATGCCTGGCTTAAATCCATAGACTTTCTCTACTTCTTTTGCCCACTGATTACGCAGAGGGACAGTGTGAGTAACAACAAGTGTTTTCTGTCCAAGTTTACCAGCGATAGCTAAACCTGTAAATGTCTTACCCCAACTGACCCATGCGTTAATTATACTATTATCTTCGATTTCGTCATAAACCGCTTGCTGGCTTGGTCGTAAGTCAAACTTAAACTTAGGAAAGTCTACAGGCTTATTTACACGCCTATCGACTATTTCGTAATTTGATGGTATCAAATCCGTACGACCTATTGGTAATGAGACTAACCCATTACGAATAATGCCCATATTCTTAATCACCTCAGGTGGATCAAGAGGATTGTGCGTAGGAATAGTATAGGTGAGCTCTTTGTCGATTCTCTCCTGTACTTCTTCGGTACAATCCATGTATATTCTGTGGCTTATGACTGCTTTCATAGGTCTAGTTCATTCTTTGCGATAATATATGATTTTACGAATTCAGATCTGACAATATCTTCTACCTCAAACTCGATAAAAGTGAACAAATCCATGCGTTTTAGAACTTGGAAGAAGTCTTTAAGGCCGTTTGCCCTAAGATCTGCCTGTCTAAAGTCTCCACAAAATACAATTCTACAGTTCTCACCCATACGAGTGATAATAGAATCTAGCTCATGAAAAGACATATTTTGGCACTCATCAATAAGAATAACTGCATCTCTGAGTGTAATTCCTCGTATAAATGAAGTAGTCATAAACTCTACTAAGTTTTTCTGTTTCAGTATTTCGTAGGCATCGCCTCTACCGAACAGATCATTAGCAATATCTTTATAAGGCTCTTCATAAACAGAGGCTTTCTCTTTTTCTGTACCTGGCAAGAATCCAATGTCTCTTGTAGGTACAGCACTTCGTATAATTACTAGCTTTTGAAAGGCTCCTTTTGCCATATCATCGTATGCTAGGTACGAGGATATAAACGTCTTACCTGTACCTGCAAGTCCATGCAGAACAAGGTGTTTGTTAGATTCAAATGCTTTTAGCTGGTTACGTGTTAAAGGTTCTATTTCTTGCAGTTCAAAGTTGACTCCTGCAAGAGTTTTTCTTCGTTTTCCCATATTATACTTTCTTTCTGGTATCTTTGAGTTTCGTTTCCGAGTACTCATAAAGCACCCACGGAAGTCCATGTAAGTGCAGAATCCCTGCCCAAAGCATTCCAACTTCGGGAGGGCGTGGAACGGTAAAAGGAGTGTTATGTCCTTGTACCCATACAAGTGAAGCTATATCTTTCTTCTCCACTCTTTTAATTCTCAAGTACTTTAGTTGTGCAAAGCGTGTTTTTTCGTACACAAAAGGTTTCCCTACGTTATCTATAAAGTACTTAGTACCTTGTTTTAATACTCCATTGTACGAAGTAATCATCTTTTTTAGAGGAAGAATGTTCTTATGAGCTGTTTGCATACGCCTGGCTCCAAGAGTTCTGCCTTCTTTATTTCTATCATCTACTATCTTATCTTCAAGAAAAAGGAGTCCATCATGCAACTCCCAATTTCCTGAAGGTAATAAAAATACAGGGTATTCTATAGTAGAGCGTATACTACGATATGTAATCACCATATTTCTTCTCGAACTTTCCGCCTGAGTAATCTTCGTGAACAATCTCAAAGTCACAACCTACTGGAGCACCAGGTATAGAGATACCTCTGTCCATTTGTATGTAGTTTGCTAGTTTTTCCATGTATTCCTCGACTTCATCCTCTGGTACTTCTGCTAGAATGGAATCGTGTACGAGTGCGAAGATACGAGCCTTCTTACCGTTTGCTTTGATCCATTCATTCATGTCTATTGCCCCGAGAAGGTTAATATCACTAGCAGCAGACTGCACCAGAAAGTTAAGACCAGACCTAACGCTATGACTCTGGATGCCTTTGTCTGTCGATGCGACATTTGGTAATCTCCTTTTTCTTCCGAAGAAGCTGTAAATGAAACCATTCTGTTGAATGAACTTTTGATTCTCTTCAATCCATGATTTTAATTTATGAAACTCTTTGAAATAATCATCAATTACTTCCTGAGCTTCGTTTCTAGTGAAAGGTTTACCACTGTCTTTTGTGACTTGCTCACTAATCTTGTTTGCTCCAGCACCGTACATGATACCAAAGGTTACGGCTTTAGCCGCCTGACGTTGCATACTGTATAGCTCTGCTACTTCACTTATTTCACAGGGTAACTTAAATACTTTGTGTGCAATTGCACTGTGGAAATTGCCTCCAGACTTAAACACATCCATAAGTGCTTTGTCCTTTGCAAGTACAGCGGCTACATATACTTCTGCCGTTGTTAAGTCCATTGCTACAATTTTATGCCCGGGAGCT